GCCGACACGACGCACGGTGGCGGCTGCAGCCCATCGCGCTGCCATGCGAGGCAGCCATCGATCGCCCACGCGAGGATCCCGTCCCGTTCGGCCAGCAACCGCTCCGTCAGTTGACCGTCGCGTCTTTCGGGTGGCACCGTCACCGTGAACGGGATCAGGTGAAGACGGCGCTTCATGGCTTCGTCCACGTTGCGAATCGAGGGCTTGTGGTTGCCAGCGATCACCAACTTGAACTGCGGGACGTACTCGAAGAAGTCCTGCCGCATGAAGCGAGCCGACACCTTGTCGCCACCGGTGATGGCCTTGACCTTGGACTCGTTCCAGCGCCGCCCCTGCTCGGTCTCGATGGACGCGACGAAGCGCGCGCCACGCAGGCCGGCCAGATCAGTCGGATGCCGATCGCCACGCGCCTCCATGAACGTGTCCATCGGCGCGCTGGTGGCGTAGTCCCCGAGGATCGTGGTGAGCGTGTTCACGAACACCGACTTCCCGTTGGCGCCCGTGCCGTACAGGAAGAAGAGCGCGTGCGCGCTGGTAGCACCCGTCAGGCAGTAGCCGACCATGCGCTGCAGATAGGCCTGCAAGTCCTGGTCGCCGCCCGTCACGTCGTCAAGGAACGAGCGCCAGCGCGGGCAGTCCCCCCTGGGTGTGGCCGTCGCCAGCTTCGTCATCCGGTCAGCACGGTCATGCAGACGCAGACGCCCAGTGCGCAAATCCACCACACCGCCCGGCGTGTTCAACGCAAAGAGATCGGCGTCCCACTCCTCGGACGTCGACGAGTGCCGACGGTCGGATCGCGCCAGCCGATCTACGCCGCCCACGGTGCCACTGGCCAGCAGCTTGGCCGCCAGCCGGTGGGAGTCGACCTTAAGCGCCGCCTCGCGACAGATGGACCGGATCAGGTGATGGGACAGCAGCGTCTCGTCGGGCTGCCAGCGGCTACCCGTCCACACCAGCCACTTGCCCCACGCCGCGCAGTACCGCCAGTCGTCGGCGTAGCGCGAGGTGAAGGCCAGCGCCAGCGCATCGTCCGTGGCCCAGACCGTCGCTTCCTGCGAGCGCACGGTGTTGAGCGGCTTGATGCACATTCGGGGGCCGGAAGCGATGAACCCCTGGATGTCGAAGCCCTCGCTGATCGCATCGGCCGCGTCCCAGCCGTCCGGCTTGTCATCAGGCGGGAGCAGCACGTCGCAGGACGCGGCGCCCACGGTCAGGAGAGCCTGCGCGGCCGACATGGCGTACTCCCAGCCCGGCTTGTCCCGGTCGGGCCAGACCAGGACGGCCTTGCCCTGCAGCGGCGTCCAGTCAGTCTTGTCGACCGGCGCGTTGGCGCCGTGCATAGCGGTGGTCGCCACGACGCCCACACCAATCAAGGCTTGCGCGCACTTCTCCCCTTCGGTCAGGACGACCGTCTCGGCCGCTACCAATCCGGGCTGGTTGAACAGGGGCCGAGGTTCGGGCGGCGCCATCTTGCGGCGCTTGGCATCCCAGGGCCGGAACTCCTTCTTCCGTCCGGGCGGGTCGTAGCGGTAGACGACCGCGATCAACTGCCCGGCGGCATCGAGGTAGTCCCACTTGGCCGTGGCCGGGCCGAGGTCATCGACCGGCGCCTCCTTCTTGGCCTTGCGCGGCGGCGTGGCCGGAGCACGGCCGACCAGATCACCGGCGTACTGCAACACCTTCGGGAAGTCCTGCGTTACATGCACGCCAAGGTAGCCCGCCAGCAGATCGAAGATGTCTCCGCCATCGCCCGTGGCGCGGTCAGTCCACAGGCCCGCCTTCTCGCCATCGAGCACCACCTCGAGGCTGTCGCCCGGGCTGCCCAGCACATCGCCGATCAGGAACTTGCCCCGGCGCTTCTTGCCGGCAGGAAAGAGTGTGAACAGCACCGACTCCAGACGCGCCAGCAGATCGGCACGAATGGCATCGCGCTGGGCACCAGGGTCAATGGATGCGTCGGCAGGGTCGTCGTTGAAATCAAGCATCGACAACCTCCTCGTCACCGGTCGCGGCGACGGCCTGCTGAGCCTCCATCCACACCATCAGTTCACCCAGCTTGAAGCGCACGAGCTTGCCGACCCGGTAGTGCGGAACCTGAAGACGGTCACGCTCCTTCGGATGGGTGAGCAGGTACAGCTGCAGGTTCAGGCAGTGCGCGGCTTCGCGCGCATCAACCAGACGCTCACGCAGAACGTCGTTCACGGCAGTGGTCGTCATGCTGCAGCCCTCCAGCACCGGTCCTGCCAGGCGCACATGCGGCACTCGAAGTGCGTCGGGTCATGGAAGGCGCGCGCCAGCAACTCGCCGGCGTCGGTGGCAGAGATCACGCGCAGGCCGCGATCGGACATGCGCTGCGCCAGCACCGCATCGAAGGGCACCAACTCGGTGTAGATCTCCATCGTGTCGGCGTTGATCGCCGTGAATATCGCCGGGTGCTCGTGCAACTGCAGGTAGGCCTGATAGAGCACGACCTGCGCGTGGTAGATCGGCTTGGCCACGGCGAGTCGGTTCTTCTCCAACTCGCGCCAGGACTTCGAGCCCAGGCACTTGTTTTCCCACAGTGCCGGGTACGCGAAGCCCTCTGGCCCGCCGACGATCACGCCGTCGATGTGACCCTGCAGCCGACCGTCGACAGCAGCGAACCCGAACTGATCGCCGTTGGCCTTGCGGGTGCGCAGATCAAAACCTGCGGCGCGCAGCCACGTGACCATGCAGTCCTCCATCACGTGGCCACGTTCGAAGATGCGCAGGATGCGGCCTTCGGTTTCGCGGCCCGGATCGACAGGTGCCTGCACGAACTCGTATTGCAGCGCGCGCTCGCAGGCCGCGCCCAGACGGGACGCGCCGAGGTACTGGCGCGGCGTCTGCGACGAGCGTGTCTGCTGCAGGCCCGCGTCCACCAGCGCCGTGAGCTGGCCAGAGGTGCTGGCAGTGGAGTTGAAGTCGATCATGGCTTCGCTCCCTTCGGCTCTTCCCACGGCAGGTCGTCCTCCAGATCGGCGAACGGGTTGGCCATGGGATCGGGCGTGGGGGCCGAGCCCCGCACGGGCGGGAACTTGGTCTCCTCGTGGTGCTCGACCATTGCGTCGGTGTAGCAGGTGACGATGGCGTCGATGACCTGGAGCGCCTCCCCTTCGGAGTACTGCCCCAGGGGCTTGTCGAAGCCGATCTCGCCTGCTGCCTCGCCGAAGGACTTGAGGCACTTGCGCATCGCTGCGCGCTCGACATCAGATGCGTCAATCACGGTGACCTCCCTAATGTCCTTCATGCCGTCCGTCACGCGAACCCAATTGCCGTACAGCGCGTGAAACGCGTCCTGACACCGGCGCGAACAGAAGACCCAGTCGATCGGGTAGCGCCCGGGGTTTCCGATGCCACGACGGTTGTCCGTGTGGCCGTAGCCCCGAGCCTGTCGTTTGCAGACCCAACATTTCACGCATCCCCCTTACTGCGCCCAGGCCGGCTTGCCCGGCACGGCAGGACGCGGGGCCTGCGCGGCTGCCGTCGGTGCGGCCACCGGTGCGGGCTGGGTGTACGTGACGGGGGCCGTCGGTCGTGCGGCAGCGCCCGTCGCGCGGGTGTAGTCAGGGTGGTCCGGTTCGACGGCAATCTTCACGACGTTGCGCAGATCCCCGCGCCCGTCCTTCTCGACATCGATGCGGGCCACGAACTCCAGCCCATCCAACTCGTGGAAGCCGGAGATGCGCCGGGCTGCCGCCGCCTGCGGGGAGTTGTCCTGCGGGCGGATGTTGCGGGCGCTGTTGAGGGCGGCGCGCACGAAGGTGCGACCCATGTTCCCCCAGGCCGGACCCTTTGCGCTGTGCAAGCCGATGTTGCTCCACATCTTGCGACGGGCGAACTCGCCTTCCAGGATCACGAACTCGCACGAAAGGTAGATCGACCCGGTGTCGAAGCTCTGCGTCGCGTAGCCACCGCCCCAGCCCTGACTGGCATCGTCATAGCCACCGGGCTTGATGGTCATGCGCACCTTGGCCACCGTCCCCTTGGGGATCAGGTCGAAGGTCTGTTGCTGTTCGGCGTCGTTGAAATCGTTCCAGGCGGACATGGGTTACTCCTTGATGTTTTTGGGTTGGGTAGCGGCAGCGCACTTCTCGATGAGTGCGCGCAGGTCGGGGGGCTCCAGCAGATCGAGCTGGCCGGAGCGGTCCTTGGCCGGGTAGCCATAGGGATTCATGGTTTGCGTGACAAAGGCGCGGTACGACGAGCCGTCCTCGGCCTTCATCTCGGCCAACGTCACGACTTCGTCGACGATTCCGGGCAGTTCGGCTGAGGTCTTGGCACCTTCGATCTGCGGGACGAACACCTTGCGGTTGAAGTCGTCCGTGCGTTCATCGAGGATCGAGACGAACACGACGTGCTTGCCGCGTGCGTGCTGCAGGTGCATGAGCGAGCCGAGCATCTCGGTGCCGAGCAGCCCGTAGGCGCCGCGCGTGTCGGGCTTGCCCGTCCGCTCGGACAGGGCCTGCGGCTGCGTCTTGGCCCAGATCAGCGCCAGCCTGGCCAGCACCGTGATGCTGTCAACGAA